TAATATCTGTACAAATAGCTAGAGTTTGATTGAATACTTCTTGCTCGTTATTTTTAGTATTGACTAACTTAGTTAATTCTGAATGCTGTTTAGTTTGCCAATCTGACTTTTCAGATACCATATCCATTATAAAGACTTGAAAGTTATATGTCAATTGACTGTCTCCTGTTTCAACTGAAGTAGGGTTTATGTGCATTAAAGGAAACTTCTCCATCTTTTCAAGATTGATGTCGTAAATGTCTCCAACTGAAGTTGTGCTTACCTGTAGATGATACTCGCCTAGTCTTAGCAAAGTGTTTACGACATTATTATAGCTTTTATTGTTCACCATTTCTTTTAACTTTGTTTTGTGAGTTTAAGTCTGTTTCATAACTTAACCAAGTCAAGCACTCTAACAGTCCTAAATTCGTTATTCTTTCTAAGTTTACTATCTCAGCTCCGCATAATCTGTGGAGGACTCCGAACCATCCCCATTTATCAGCAAAACTTTCTGTTGCTATTGCGTCTGCATTTCCTTCAGCTGCTCCATCAAAAACAATGGCAAAATCGCTGACAACTCCTTCCCGAAAGTGTAAAAAAAAACCAACGCACTTTGCACTTGTTGAGCTGACATCTTTTTCATTTCTTCCGCCCTGAGCCGTATATTACCATCATAAGCATCAATAATATATAAATCATTTTTCTTTTCTTTTATCGGTCTGAACAATACAGCCATTAATTCAGGTAAATGTTTTTCTATTCCGTTCTTAATAAAGGTCTCGATATCGGCATATTCTCCGAGACTAATTGAGTCCAAATCAGGATGAAAGCCGTACTCAACTCCTTCTATTTCAATTATCTTTTTTAGGTTAGTGTCTTGTTTTTGCTGTAGTTCTGCAATCTTGCTCATTAATACTGCTACATCTTTTAAAGCTAATTCCTTTACCAACTGTTTAGGAATATTAGACAAAGCTGCTATTGTTTCAGTTGCTTCTTCAGTCTTTGTGCCTGTTTCAAAGTCAATAAGTTTCAACCACTTCTCTAGAGTTACATCTTCCCAACTACTAATAAGTTTGAACTCTTTTACCTTGCCTTCTTTTTTAACTTTTACTTTCATCTGTTATATAATAGAAATTTGTTGTTTTTAGTTTAACACCTCAATTGTTAATAACTTTGTAAATAATTCCGTTAATAATTGTGTGAATTAAAAAAAAGGTGTATCTTTGCACTATAATTAAAAGAATAAAAAAAATGAAAAATTCAGAAATACTTAAAACAATAAACTTTTTACTAGATAACAATGAGAATGTATATTGGAAAAGTTCTTTATATGATGTTGTAAGAGATACTAACGGAAAACTTTTAGTAGTGTGTAATGAAAATGGCTTTACGACAGGATTACAAAATTCTGAATTAAAAGATTGTGGAACACATAAATGGGCAATAAGAGAAAATAATTTATTCAATTTTAAATTAATTAGATAATATAATTACTGCACATAATACTTCCCAAAGTTGCTGTCTATCTCATAATACATTCGCATAGCCAAAGCGTCTGCATAATCAGGAGAACGCCCTAAAATTGCTTTGACTGTATCTTTAGGAATTATTTGCAACTTGTTATCTTTGTCAGCGTCCTTAGTTCTTACTTGTTCCAATTCTTCCGTTATGTAATTCTTTATATTTACATCAGAACAACTAACACCGATTTGTCCTTTGTTTATTTGGTCTGCTAATTTGTAATAACATTGTGTCTTTAGGTTCTGATAGTTCTCACCTTTTAAAGCTCTTGCGTTATTGGTAAACCCCTGACATCTTAAGTAATCTTTTACACCACCACCAACTCCGTCTTCATCAACTATAATATTTCTAAGATTAACGCCATTCTCTTGTTGCAGTTTCTTTATTTCATCTACAACCTCATTTACAGACGATTTAAGCAATGTTCTTATATATCTAATGTGTAGCCCTTTCCAAAGCATTATTACTGTCTTATCGCTTCCAAATCGTGCTACATCACAAGTTATGTATTTATCACCTTCTATTCCTTTCTGACTGAACATACTCATTATAGAATTATAGTCTATTAAACTATCAGCAGTTGCGTCATACTCCCAATTACCAAATAGAAGTCTTTGCTTACTTAGTTCATCTAATTGTGATAGTTGTGTTTCATAGTGCTTCGATATGTAGTTGTTATCTATAACTAATGATTGGATAAACTTTCTGTAGTGCTTTATTGTCTTTTCCTGTGCAGGTCTATAATACTCTGAATACACCCAATTCTTAGCAGGGTTACAAGTCATCAGTAACTTAGGAATTAAACCGTTCTCATCAAGTTTGTATCTCAGCCTTGAAGCTACTACGTTCTTGGCTTTTTCGGTTATCTGATTTGCTTCATCAATAAAAGCTCCTGTTATTTCAAGTGAACCTAAACTATCGAAGTTTCTGTCTGATGGGTATAAGAACAAGTCTTTTAATATTATTTCAGAACCATTGTAAAAGGTTATCACATTACTTGAGCCGTTAAAGGTGTAATCCTTTATAGCTTTTAAATTCCAAGCAGTACATACTTCAAAAAATGTATTTAGTGTAGTCTTTTTTAATGCGTCTAATTTAGACCTCCCCATTAGATACCTAGTCTTAGGATATGTTAGGCACATAGTAATTAAGTAACTACAACCTACCCAAGACTTACCTCCACCTGCTGCACCCCCAAATAGAACTTCTTTAGTGCTATCGTCTAATAAATACTTTAAGCATTCCTTTTGCTTAGATGTAAATTCAGGATTAATTTCTAATAGCTTAGGTTTAATCACCAAGGTTTATATTTATTTTAATTCTTTCATCTCCTGAAGTTAGGTCTATTTCTTGTTTCTCATTATAGCCACGCTTACGACCTCTTGTTCTTAAAAAGAATGTAGTAGCTGTTGTGTTCCCTTCTTTTATTTGTTTCTTTAAACTTGTTTCAGCAAAGTCAATAAACTTACTATCAATATCATCAACTGACTTTTTGTAATCTTCATCACTATTATACCAAGCATAGTGTCTGCTTCTTGTTATTTCTGCTTTCTCACAAGCTTCAGTTACTATTCCTAACGACACTTCTAGTGCAGCTAGTAGTTTCTTTTTACCCTCCTGTGTCCTCTTTTGTTCTTTTTCCATATTATATAATAGAAATTACTCGTATTCATTTGGAAGCATAAGTCTTATTCCTAAGTCAGTTAGCGCCCATACTCTTATTTGCTCTGTGTATTGCTCAAAGGCTTTTGTGTTTAAAGCTGTTGTACTTCCTATTTTATTTATTGCTATTTGATTATCATTAAAACTTATCATTTCGTATTCAGACAAGAACTTAGCTCTTAAAGCATCATGCATTTCATTTGGGAAATATCCTAGTTCTTCTGCTAGTCCTTGCACGATACATTTCCAATAGTAACTATTCTGCATATTGCTTCTTGTGTTTCTTTGTTTCTTTACACTTACTATATAATCGTTCCCTAATTCCTTTAGGTAACTGAATAGGCTTTGTTTGTCTCTATTGTCTTTTATTACAAACTTCATTTAGTAGTCTTCATTTATTCCTCTTTCACCTATTAGCTTTTCTTTTGCTCCTGCCCATAGCTTGTCTCTTTGTTTACTTAAACTAGGTTCTGTTCTTTTAAGGTTAGGCATTCCTTCAGTTGCTTCGCTATCCATATATTTACCGCAACTACATTGAGCTTCTTTACATACCCACTTTTTATCTCTAAGGACTATTGTAGCTTTGCTAACTTCTTTTACTTCTTTACCACATTCGCAACTATACTTTGTCATTATGTAATCTGTCTAGTTCAAAGTGTAAATGATTTATTGCTTTCTGTATATCTTGTTCAGCAGGGTTACCTTCTTTTTTACCTGCTCTTAACAAATAACTGATTGCCGTTCCTAAGTTGTAGCTATCAGGTTGAAAGTCCTCAACTACTTTTCTTGCTGAATAACCGTACTTCTTTCCTGAGTAGTAACTTGGTTCAGGTGTTGCTTTATAGTCTAAGTCTATTGGTGTCATATTTTCAAGGTTTTTAATTAGTTTCTCGT